GCGTTCCGTCGGACTGCTGGGCGCCGCTGGCGTCGATGAAGTTGATGGCGGGGTTGCCCACGAAGTCCGCCACGAACACGTTATTGGGCTTGGCGTACACGTCCAGCGGCGCGTCGTACTGCTGGAGGACGCCGTTTTCGATCAGGCAGATCTTGGTGGCCAGCGTCATGGCCTCCATCTGATCGTGGGTGACGTAGATAAAGGTGGAGCCGGTGTCGATGTGCAGGCGCTGAAGCTCGGAGCGCATCTCAAGGCGCAGCTTCGCGTCCAGATTGCTCAGCGGCTCGTCCATGAACAGCACCGTCGGCTCCGGAGCCAGCGTCCGGGCGATGGCCACGCGCTGCTGCTGGCCGCCGGACAGCTCGGAGGGATAGCGGTCCATGAACATGCCGATCTTCACGATCCGGGCCACGCGGCGCACGGACAGGTCGATCTCCTCCGGCGTCAGCTTGCGCACGGCGGTGACGGGCTTGCCGTCCTTTTCGTACTCAAAGCGGTCGTTGAGTGCAGCCGGCGGCGGCGGCCTTGTCCCGGGCGGACTCGAGCGCGGCCTCCAGTTCCGGGCGGCGGGCCTGCGCCACGGTGCCCGGCTCCATGGACTCGTGGAGCTTGTAGCTCATCAGGGTCTTGGCGGCGTAGATGGAAATCTCATAGCGGTCGATCAGCTTGATCTGGGCCTTGTTCACGTCCAGCTTGCCCTTTTTGTCCACGCACTCCACGATGGTCTTTACCACGTCGTCCGGCTTCTGCAGGACGCGCAGCAGCGTTGCGGCGCGGCTGGCGTCCGGGTCGAACTTGGGCAGCTCTTCCTTGATATTGGAAAGGCCGAAGGAGATGTTCTGGTAGACGGTCATGTTGGGCCAGAGGGCGTAGTTCTGGAACAGGAAGCCCACCTTGCGCTTGTTGGGCGGGATATTGATGCCGGCCTCGCTGTCATACACGACCCGGCCGCCGATGGTGATGCGGCCGCTGGTGGGAGTCTCCAGTCCCGCGATCATGCGCAGGGTGGTGGTCTTGCCGCAGCCGGAGGGCCCCAGCAGGGTCATGAAGTCGCCGTCCTCAATGGTGAGGTTGATGTCCCGCAGGACGTGGTTGCTGCCGTAAAATTTATCAATGTGCTTCAATTCAATGCGGCTCATATCGTTCTTCCTTTCTGTTTCCCTTACATACTCTTGTTCAGATCCGCGCCGAAGCGGTTGGCCACGGTGTAGCACACCAGGATGAAGGCCAGCACACACACGGACACTGCGTCAGACATCTGGTTGTAACCGTCCTGCGCTTTGAAGGGAACGGAAGCAAAGAAGTACATTTCCCCGGAAACAATCGACAAGATGCCGGAAGGCTTCAATAACTGGGTGGATGCCCACGTTGAAGCGCAAAAGAACTGGTCTTCCACGCCTTATTTCATCAAGGACAACTTCTTGCATGGTTCTCTGAAAGAAGGCTTGAAAATCAAGTTGCCGATTGTTCCGGAAGCAAATGTTGATCCATTGGCGGGTATCATGCCACAAATCAACAATGCAAGGCAGCTTGCAAGCAAATGGGGATTGACGGTTCAATCGTCAATGCTTGAACAATGCGTTGCCGCGAAGGATATTCCGAAAATCAAGTCGAGAATCGCGACAATCGAACAGAAGGCGTTGATGATGGAGCAAGCAGACAAGGAAATCCGCGCGAAATGCGATAAATGGGGATTGAATACGTATATTCTTGACCAAGCAATGAACGCGCATGATTTTAGCTTGATATTGAAGGCACATGCGGAACTTGAAACGCGTTGCATAAATGCGGAAAACGATTACAACACATACATTTCAGATGCCCGGAATGCAATCAATGATGCAAATTCGCACAAGGTCGATGCGTCAGAAGTTCAGTCCGATGTGTATGATGCCGGCGATTTAAGAAACTGGTTGATGGGAAAGGTTAATTTCAAGAAACGATTATCTGATTTGTTGGACAGAATAAAGAACACTTTGAATCCTAGTGGTGAAAAAGCATTGAATGATGTTTGTGATTCAGCGATAAACAATAAAGTTGTTTACAATGATGTCAAACCATTGGGAAATCAGTTGACAACAAATGAAATAATTCAAAGGCTTGGCGGTGGAGACTTGACCGGCGGTTCATGTTCTTCTTTGGCTTTTTCGTTTGCCGGAAATAGATGTGGATTTGATGTCCTTGATTTTAGAGGTGGCGCAAGTCGAGATACGTTTAGTTCGGTCTTTAATATTATTAAAATTGCGAAAGGTGTTGGTGGAATTGTGAACAAGCACAAAAACGATTTCAGTAATGCGCATCAATTATTGAGTAATGTTAAGGAAGGGAAGGAGTATTATTTCACTTGTGGTTCACATGCTGCAATTGTGCGTAAGGGTGCGAATGGTTTTGAATATTTGGAACTACAATCGCGAAAATACAACGGTTTCCATCCACTAACGGATGAAGCATTGAAAAATAGATTTAGGGCGAAAAAATCACATTCGACATTTGGAATCAAATATGAGCAAGAGGAATGTTTGATTGATGTCGATTTGTTTAAATCGGAGACATTCAGAAAACTTCTTGGTTACATAAATACAAATGTTGCCAATCAGAAGAAAGGAGCGGGTGGAACAATAAAATAAAAAAAGCGCGGTATATGAGTAAAACCGCGCTTTTTTATTTCCTTAATCAAAAAAATCTTTCCAATATGGATTTTCTTTGTCGAATATTTCCTTTTCTTCTTTTGTTAAGTTTTGAGGATAATCACGGAAAAGATTATATATCTTTTTCTCGTCAAAGGTGAACAGAAATTCACCTTTTGTTTCCGGATTGTCAACCCATTTGATTTTATCGTCCGGATTGTCCTTTGTGAATTTGTATTTCTTATCCATTTGCGTTCGGGTTTTTGCGGTTTGTCTTCTTTCGGTGCAATGTACCCTTTCGGATAATCACCTTCTTATTCCGGTATGGCTTTTCCGGGGTGATGTTGCAATCATACAGTCTTGCAAGCGAAACGCCAAGTTCTTGCGCGGTGAACCGGTCAAAAACCGCCGCGAGTGAACCGAAGTAATGGTTGTCATCGTCCCCGAAAGATACATGATATATTGTCATTCCATTCATACGCCATTATTTAACATGTTATTGAATTGGTTGTTGCTTAGTAATTCGGCAAACTTCTTATCTAACATGTCAAAACTAGGCTTGAACGCCTTCGCATTGAGATATGCGATTAATTCTTCGCCAGTTACTTTTGAACAATCCGGAACGTCAACGATTGAACGCATTCCGCATTCCGAACCATCATGCGCGTTCTTTCCTACAAGTTCAACGGTTGCCTTTTGGTTGTCGCTATAAAAGACCCTAACTTTGAACCCGAACCACTCAATCGTTGCATGGTTTGTTTCTGTTTCCATGAATCCCATGAGTTTCAATTGCTTGAAGAACAGATAAACGTTTATGATTCCCAACAATTGCTTTGCGCAATCATTATCCCATGAATATGAATCATAAGAATCTTGCGAAAGGAATGACATCACATCATTCAAAGAATTGAAGATGTATGCGCCGTTTGCTAGATTGATACACATTGCATGAACTTCTTCATCCGTTGCGTCAACCCAATCATCACATCCGGAACATGATCCGTAGTAATCATTATAAGCAACGAAACGACCATCCGGAAGTTTCACGCACGTTGCAACCATGCCTTGATAAGAACCTTCATTCCAATGCGCGATGACTTCCGCGCCCTTGAACAATCCCTTCATTTGTTCATCATGTCCGCCAACTTCACGTTCCATCTTGTAAATGGAATCCCAATCAATCAGCTTTTGAAGGGTGTCCGATATATAATATAACTTTTCCATGTTTACTTTATTTTTTTATAGTCTCAAATAAAATTAAATCTTTAAATTCACATCCAAGGCATCCGATACATCTTGCCTTTGTTGGTTTGTCCTTATTACCATGTGGGCAAATAACATTTCCCAACGAATCACGTTTGAATATGTTTTGCAATGGTATTCCTAATTGGAAGCCTAAAACATGAACTAAATCACGAATATTTGCTATATAACCATTGAAAACGGTCTCCCATTCCAAATATGATGCAGGGCACATTTTAACATGGATTGGAATCCCATGTTCGTTTGGAAAGTGAACCACAAGGCGAAAGGCAGCGCGTTCAACATCACCATTTGGTTTTGTCAAATCAAGAAGTTTGTCGCTATCTGTTGACGTTTCCCAATGTCCGACATGTATTGCACGTCCTTTGTATGAGAAAGCCGGACAATGCTTCTTGAAGAATTGCGTTACTTCTGAACGCAACTTATTATTTCTTTCTGTAAATGTAGAACTTTTCATTTTTGCGTAACATTAATTATTATCAATACCAACGACAAAGAAGCAATTCTTGTCGGAAAGAAGATTGTTCACCGCGTCCAACGTTGCGCCGGTGGTCAAGATGTCATCGAAGACAATGATGTTTTGTTCATTGATGTTGGCGTGCAGGGTGAAAACTGGGTTGATGCGTTGGCGGTTCTTGGCGGTGATGGCTTCTTGATAAAATGGGATTCCCAACTTTCCGGAAAGTTCGATGCAGACAGATTCGGCGAAGTTGTGTTCCTTGTGTCGGCGTTTCGGTGTTGTCACGATTGCCCATCCTTCTTTGTTCTTCAAGCCAACAACGCGATGGATCACATTCATTGCAGCTTGCGCGAACTTTGCCACATTGTCGAAATCCGACTTGATGAGCGAAAGCGGATAACCTTCTTCACTCTTCTTGAAACATGATATGAAGGAGAAGTCGCGCTTCGGATGCCATGCGATGTTGTCAACCATGTCGCAAACGCTTTCTTGGGAGTTTTCCCCGGAGTTCCATCCGGCGCGTTTCTTTTCCTTGGTCTCTTCATCCTCGAAGGGTTGAACGTCAATCGCCCATGATTCAAGTTCCGCCGCATCCCATTCGGCGAGCAATGCTTTGTAGTCCCAATCGCCGAAGTCGCCGTTGTCCTTCACGATGTAGTTGCGAAGTTTTCCAACCGGCGTTTCCTTCGGGATGACAATGCAGGGACATTCGGTGTAATTAAGTCGCTTTAGGGCTTGCAAGCGCATGTTTCCGCCAATGGTGACATATTTACCATCCGCAAAGGGATAAACCAACAGCCGCGTAATTGCAGCATTTCCGGGTCTTGCTTGATGGATTCAACCAACTTGTCGAGTTTCACCGGATTCGTTATGCGCGGATTTCCGGGCAATCCTTCCACTTGCCCGGTGTTGTTATAAATTTGAGAAATAGGAATGTTCTTTGTTGTCATATACTAACGATTAAAGTTGTGCGACCAATCTTGTTGGCGTAATCAATTGAATACTTTGTGCCGCGGGATTCACCATCCCAAAAGGCAACCACCATGTCGGCGGCTTCAACGATGGCACGATTCCGGATGAACGTTGCACCCCTTCCATATTTGGCGTAATCGGGGCGAAGTTCAATGAGTTTGAGATTTCTTTCCTTGGCGTAACTAGCCGCAAGGGTATCAATTCCCCTTGCGCCGCCGGAAACGATGGCATCACCTTCCATGATGTTGATGCGCTTTTCAAGTTCTTGGGCAAGATTGATGTTGCCCGCGTTGCGTGAACCTACAATTGCGATGTTCATTGTTGCGATGTTTTATGCCGGTGATGATGTTCCCCGACGGGTTTATTACTTCTGATATTTTTCCAATGTATCATACACATCATCGAGCGCGCTTTCAAATGCGTATGAATTAGAAACGACAACGCCGCGGAAAGCTAGCTTGTTGCATTTCTGCAATCCGAGAAGCCCTTTGATCAATGTGCTTGCATCGGAGATGGTGAACGAATCCAAATTGACCTTATCAATCGGGTTTCCGGATTCCTTGTTGTCGCAAAGTGACTTCAACTTTGCGATGAGTTCCTTTTGCTTGGGTGTAATCAATTTCATTGTTGCGATATATTAAACGTTTATAAATTGTTTGCGATATAAGTGATAACCTTATCAAAGAAGTTAGTATCAAAATCTGAATAAGGATATTCGATTTCGTAATCACATGGGATTGTTGTTGTTCCAACTTCACCCTTTGGGTTAAGGGTTAAACAGATGGCGGCGGAATCCGTTGCATCTTCTTCCTTCTTGGCGTTGTTGAACTCAACGATGAAGAATTTGTTTGCTTCCGCATCACATCCGTAATCTTCGCGTTCTTTCTTAGGAATGAATCTTGAACGTGTGCGAATGTTGTATGATTCAACCTTGAAACCCCATGTTTCGGTGAACTGGATTTCCTTGCCCACATATTCGGCATCAAGAACGTTCTTGATTGCTTGCTTTAAAATCTTATCTGTTGCCATAACTTTATGCTATTAATTAAACAATGTTGCGTGTATTACTTTAATACACCGCAAAGATACGGAATTTATTTAATATAACAAGCGTTTTCGGTGAAAATCTTTCGTTTTTTAATCTTATTTAGCACATGAAGACTTGAAAATGTTGAAAACTATTGCAAAAGTACGGATTCCAAAAATTGCGTATTACTATAATACATATTATCTTTGCCGGCGATTTAAGTTTGTATAACATTTAAAAATTTTGAAAACATGAATTTAGAAGCTATTATCGCGCTACTTTCGGCAAAGTTCAAAGGCGTGCGAAGTGATGGATTGAAGCAGTTGGCGCGCATGATTGCGTTACAATGTGCGACAGAAGATGACGCGAAGGCGATTGTCGATAAACTTGATGAAGCGCAAGTCAAGGGATTCGTGAAGGAGTTTCGCGCCGATGTTGACAAAGAAGTTTCTGATGGAAACAAGACGTTTGAGAACAACTTGAAGAAGAAGTTCGATTTGGTTGCGAAGAAAACCGATCCTAATCCCGGAGGTGATGGTGATGACCCAACCAAAGGAACGACCGAAGCAATGATTGCCGCCGCCGTTGCCAAGGCTTTAGAGCCTATCACAAAGACAATGACGGATTTCAACGCCAAGAATCTGAAAGAATCAAGGCTTCAGCAGTTGAACGAGAAGTTGAAGGATTGCAAGAATGCAGCTTTCAAGGAGCGTGTATTGAAGGATTTTGCCCGGATGTCCTTCGATGACGATGCGGCGTTCGCTGATTACTTGACAGATACAGAAGCGGATGTTGCAAATGCAAATCAGAATGTCGCGAATAATGGGTTGTCAAGTCAAGGCACACCAATGTTCGCACAGAAGGGCGATGACGGAGTTTCTTCCGCCGTTCAGTCCTATGTTAAGAGTATGAACCCGGAAGGCAATCAGTTTGCCGGAAAGGAATTGTAAAACATTTAAAACTTTAAAGTATTATGCTTCACATCAAAAGAGCAAAGGACAACCGCGTTGTAAAATGTATTGTCCACCGAATTGCAGACATCCCCGGTGGTGTTACGGTGTCGGTTGCGAATTTGGGCGGCAATGATCTGTTTGAAGGAACGCCAATCGGCGTTGGTGCGAACGGATTGTTTGTCGTATGCAAGACCGCACAGATTGTCGCCAAGGCGGAAGCAACTGCAACCCAATACGAGGTTGCAAAGGGTCATCACTTCAAGGTTGGCGACCGCTTCGCGACCGATGCTTGCAATGGTCAGAAAATCACAAACATCGACAAATCAAATCCTGCAAAGGATGTCATCACTCTTTCCGCAACCCTTGGTGCGGTAGTGAACCAAAACACTTGCGCCTTTGAATCATCCGGCGAGAATAAGACCTTGAAGGTTGTTCCGGGTGCAATCGTAGGTTCTAATATGTCCGTTGAGCCGGGCGAGAACCTTTTCGTTGATGCTTGGGTAATGGGTGTTGTTCGCAAGAGCAACGCGCCAATCGTGAACAAAGCTATTGAGGACGCGTTGAAAAACGTTGCCTACATTTAAAACATCATTAAATTATATCGGATATGCAAAAAACATTGATGGTTGGTCTTAATGAGAAAGACATGGGTGCGGTTATCCACAACTATGACTTGAAGGCTTATTATTACCCAACCCTTTTTCCATTGAAGGAAACAAACCGCCTTGACTGGAAGTTGCTTGAAGCGCAGGCAGGATTGAAGATTGCCGCCGACATCGTTTCACGCGGTTCAACCGTTCCACGCAAGACACGTGAAGCCATTTCACGCATCCAAGGTGATATTCCGAAGATTTCAATTTCCCGTGAGAAACTGGAAGACGAGTTGACAGAATATGACATCATGGTTGCGATGGCATCCAACAATCCGGATTTGACCGCGATTGTTGAGTTTTGGGCAGAGGACACCAAGTTCTGTTGGGATGGCGTTGCAGCGCGCGCCGAATGGATTGCGTTGCAGCAAATTTCCCTTGGTCGTGTTAAGTTCACCAACTCAAACAACGCCGCCGTTGTCACCGAATACGATGTTGACTATCAGATTCCGGCAGCACAGAAAATCGGCGTTGCTACATCTTACACATCCGGCACGGATGGCAAGTTCTTCACAAAGGACGTTCCAACCGCGTTGAAACTGGGTAAGAAGTTGTATGGCGCGACTTACAAGTTCGCGTTTATGAACGTTGACACCTTCGCGAAGGTTGCAGAACAGACCGAGGTGTACAAGCGTTGTGCGACCCTCATTCAGAACATCACCGACACCAATGATGCGCCGGATTTGACCGCGGTCAACGCTTACTTGCAGAAGAAGAAGGAGACATACAAGGGTCTCCAAATCATCCTCATCGACCAAGACATCACCCTTGAACTTGCAGATGGTACACAGATAACAAAGAATCCTTTCGAGGATGACGTTATCTTGTTCTCTGAATCAAAGGTTCTTGGCAATACTTTTTGGAAGAAGCCAATTGATGCCACCAAGAAGGCAGGCGATGTAGCCGAAAAGGTAATGCACGGTCACACCCTCATTAAGAAATTTAGCGAGGAAGAGCCGGTGAAGGAAGTTACAATCGGAACTGCAAACTTGTTCCCGGCTTGGAATCTTTCCGGTCGTTCGGTACTGATGCAGATCAATTCAACTTCTTGGTCTAAGAATTAACCGGAAGGGCATCCATTCGTTTGGATGCCCGACCTAAAACGAAAGCACAATGGCAATAAAGACGAACAAAGATTATTTGGTTACGGCAACGCGCGCGTTGAACCTTTCGGAAGATGACATCGACCTTATCATCCTTAAAAGTGGTATTGATGCCGATGCGGATGCAAACGTTCGGGATTGCGACATGGCAATTTACAAACGTTTCTCAGTTGTTCTTGGTGGTTCAATGCAGAATGTGACAGAAGGCGGATATTCCGTATCATGGAACATGGATGCCGTGAAGATGTTTTATAAATCCCTTTGTGAAGAACTGGGGGTTGAAAACGTTCTTGTTGGTCGTTCTAAGGTGCGCAACCGTTCAAATTACTGGTAACATGGCAAATGTTGAACAATACCCACATTATCTTTTTGTGGTTGAAGGTGCGGCGAATGCCGTGCAGGATGAATCCGGAAACTGGGTTGAAGGTGAAGTCAAAATCAAGTTTCATTCAAGATGTCGTGAAGAAGTGGATGGACGAGGAACGGAAATCGCCGTTGCCGGTGGCACGTTCCACAAGGTCACATCATTGATTCAGATTCCAAAAGGGAAACCGACAATCGCGCTTGGAACGCCGGTCATCGTATCGAATGATGACGAATGCAATGATGTCCGCATCAAAGGCGTGTGTTTGAGATATGATTCTTCGCAATTTCATTCAAGATTATGGGTATAACATCATCGTTCAATCGTGACATTGTTCAACACCGGTTCGATGCTTTTCTTCAAGAAGTTGAGAAACTGCAAATCGAAATGATGCAAGAACTTGGTGAAAAATGCGTCACAGAAATGCGCCTTAACAAGGGTTACACCATGCAGACCGGCGCATTGTTGTCATCAAGCGGTTATTCGGTATTCAAGGATGGTGTTGCGATTCATACGGCGTTTGAAGCAGCTAGCGGCGCGGATAGCACCGCGGCGGCACAAGGCATCAAGAAGGGTCAATCACTTGCCGGGAAGGTCGGCAAGGAAACGAAAGGGATTTCCCTTGTTGTCGTTGCCGGCGAGAAATACGCCGTATATGTTGAATCGAAAGGTTACAACGTCATTTCTTCCGCCGAACACTTGGCGCAAATGGAATTGCCAAGAATGCTTTCGGAACTAGTTTCAGACATTAAAGCGGCAACTGAATGAAGCAAACTTTCGATTTAGACGAAATCATGTTCAAGTTGTTGAACGTCAAAACCATCACCGATGAAATAAGTGGTGGCATCTACCTTGGGGATGGTCGCCCGGAAGATTCCTCAAAGGAAGATGTCGTTGTCAACTCAATCGACTTGACGCAAGACTACCTTCCGCAAGTCGCAACAACGAATGTGAACATCTATGTCCCCGACAAGCCATTTCAAATTGATGGCAAATGTCAGTTTGTGGCGTGTCGTGACAAGTTGAAAGCCATTGCCGGAAAGGTGGTGGCAGTATTAAGAAACGCGGTTGTTCCGGGCTTGAAATTCGTTATCGAAGCGCAAAACGTCCTTCGGGAAGAATCAATCAAGCAACATTATGTGAACATCCGTATATCGTGGAACATACAAATTGATTAAATTTTAAATTATGGCACAGACATCTGTAATTACAATCGGTTTGGCAAGAATCGCAGTTGGTACGGCAGCACCAAACGGCACGATGCCTTCCGAACTCACAAAGATTGGCAAGGTTTACAAAGATACTTGCAAAATCGCGCAGGATGCCGCCGAAGTGACAGAACACTTTGAGGAAGGCAAGTCAGCACCGGAAGTCCGCAAGAAGACGAAGAAAGTTCCAAAGGTAACTTTCTCGCTTATGGATTGCGACCCGGACGCACTTGTCAAGTATATTGGCGGCGAGAAGGTCAACACAACCGGATGGGGTTTCAACGGCGATGAGATTACATCAAATATCGCAATCAAGATTGAATCGGAGCAGGGTCTTGACTTCTGCATCCCGAACGCTGATGTTGAAGCAGTCATCAACGCCGACATGTCCGCCAAGGGCATTTTCCTTGTTGACTTCACGGTTACACCTTGTGCGGTTACATCGGGAAAGGCAATTTCGGCAGTTCCTAAGAAATAATCGCGGCGGGGAAAACCTTTATAAACGAACCAAAGCCCCGAATCATATTCTTATGGTTTGGGGCTTTTAATTTATCATCACATGGAAGATTTGGAAAAAAAGAAACTTGAGCAAGAACGCGCCGAACTTGACCGATTAATCGGGAAGGGTGTCACCTTCGAGGTTGATGATGTCCGTTTCAAGGTTGAGAAGCGTTTCTTCGGCTTATGGAAAAAGCGAATCCCGGAGACTTACAAGCGCAAGTTCACCATCAAAGAACCGACCCTTGGAACACTTGACAGAATGTCGCGTGAATGGGTGGAAATGGCAATTGATGAAGAGAAATTGAAGTCAACGGAAGGAATGAGAGCCGCACGCGCCTTGGCAACCGCGCATTCATTACGTTGCGCAAGGGTCATTGCATTGGCGGTTCTTGGTTCTGATTACGAAATCGCGATTCCAGGAAACAACGGATCAATCCGGTATGTCGAAGATACAAAGAGACTGGGGGATTTGACGCGCTTATTCTCGCGAAGAATCAAGCCTTCAACCCTTCATCACCTTGTTTCTATCATCGACACAATGTGCAATCTTGGGGATTTTTGCAACTCTATTCGATTAATGTCAACCGACCGAACAACAACGCCGATTCGGATAGAGGAAGAAGCCGCGGTTTAAGCAGTCCACATGGTCGCCGTGGCGCGATATGCGCGCACATGGGGTGGACATACAGATACTTGACCGAAGGCATTTCGTGGGCGTTAGTCCAAAAAATGATGATGGATGCGCCATCCTATGATTCTGAATCGAGCGGTGAAACTGAAATCGTCAACTTGGAAAAGGAGAACGCGAATGATATTATGAATTATGTTAATAGTTTAATGTAACATCACATGGCAGAAATAAACGGTGGTGGATTGTCCTTCACTTCAACGTTGGACAATATCCAACTTAACAAGGCGGTCGAAGAAACACTTCGGAGATTGCAGGGGCTTTCGGATGGAGCGGTCGCGGTTGGTGATTCAATTGATTCGTCAACCGCCGAAGTGATTGAACAAATCAACATCCAAAAGAAGGTCATTCAAGATTTGGAAACTTCTTATGCCGACCTTAACAACAAAATCAATTCAGTTGAGCCGGGAACGGCGCAAGATGTATTGATACAACAAGCAAACGCCGTCCGAAGCGAACTTGAAGGCGAACGAAAGGGGTTGACAGATTTGACATACCAACTTTCGGAACTTCAAGCAGCGAACGAAGGCGCGGCGAACTCGTTTGCCACAATCCGCGAGACCTTGGGGACAGTAGGCGCGGCATGTGAAGAAAATGAGAATACCATTGCACGCCTTGCAGAGGAATATGAAAAGTTGAAGAGCGAGTTGAATGACGCGGCGATGTCCGGTAATGATGCCGAATACAAAGAGTTGGTCAAACGCGCGGAAGCGGTGAAGGGTGAAATTCATGTCCGCAAGCAGCTTTTGACAGAGTTGCGCGAACAATCGAACGCCCTTGAAGAATCGGCGGAAAGAATCGAACGAGAACGCCAAGCGGTCGAGGAAAACGCCAATGCCCATGTTTCCCTTCGACAACAAATCCGCGCATTAAAAGAAGAAATGGCGAATGCAGTTGCCAACGGCATTGACGAACAATCGGAAGCGTACAAAAGGATGGTGAACGAACTTGGTCGTTTAAAAGACATCCAAAGTGACATACAATCGCAAGGAAGCGTTTTGGCAAATGACGAGAATCGTTTCGCCGGTGTTCTTTCCGGCTTGAATGGCTTGGTCGGTGGTTTCACGGCGGCGCAAGGTGCAATCGCCTTGTTTGCCGGCGAAAACGAAAACTTGCAAAAGATCATGTTGAAGGTTCAATCCTTGATGTCAATCACGATGGGATTGCAGCAAGTTTCGGCAACCTTGAACAAAGATTCCGCGTTTACGCTTGTTACCTTGAACTCATTGAAAGAATGGTGGAACAAACTCACCGGACAATCAGTTGTCGAGGAAACCGCGGAAACGACCGCAACAACCGCAAATACCGCCGCCAACACCGCGAATGCAGCTTCGCAGAGCGCAAGGTCAGCAGCGGCAGCCGGTTCAACTGTTGCAACTGGGGCGAACACCGTTGCAACTGGGGCGAACGCCGTTGCAGCCGGAACGGGTACGGTTGCCAACTGGTCTTTGGCAGCATCATTCCGGGCGGTCGCTTCGGCTATCAAGTCAATACCGGTGTTTGGATGGATTGTTGCCGGAATCTCGGCATTGGTGGCGGCGGTCACGTTGTTCACCGATTCAGAGGATGAGAGCACCGAAGCAATCAAGAAAAACAAGAATGCCCAAAAGGATTTGCAGGAAGAAATGTCCGCAACCGAACGCGTTCATGCTGAAACAATCAAGCAAGTTGCGGAAGAGCGAGGAAAGGTCATCTTGCTGAATGACATTCTTCACGACAATTCCGTTGCCATCGGAGACCGCCGCAAGGCATTGAACGAATTGAAGAGAATCATCCCTTCATACAACGCCCTTCTTGATGCAGAAGGAAAGTTGACGCGAGACAACACCGCCGCGATTGATGACTACATCAACGCCCTTGACCGCCAAGCGATGGCAAAGGCGGCGCAAAAGGAACTTGAAGCCCTTTCAACCAAGGAAGTTCAAGCCAAGTTGAAGCAGATGAAGGCGCAACGGACAATGGATGCGAACGAATGGGGCAACACGCATGTCGATGCAAACGATGCAACAAACAAGACAAGGGGAAACGAAAACATTGCGGTTCGTGATGCAACGTCCTTCCGTGGTGAAGCATACCAAAAATCACAAGTTGACGCATCAAGGGCGCGATTGGCTTATTCGGAAGCCAAGAAGGACATGGAAGCCGCGAAGAAGGATGCCAAGAAGGTTGCGGATGACAAACGCGACATCATGTCATTGATCAAGGATGAGAAACTCACCACCGATGTTGTGGCGGCAGCTTCCGAAGGTGTGAAGGGTGGTGGCGGAAAGACAACAACACCGCTTAAAACCGACAACGTGGAAACGGATTTGGACAAACTGGAAAAACTTCTTGCGCAAGCAAAGAAGGGGTATGAAGAATATTACAAGTGGTGCAATTCCGGTGATAAAATTCTTCAAGAAGCCGCAAACGATGAGTTTTCCGGGCTTTTGTCGCAAGGTGCGAACTATCTTGAATATTTGCAGAATCAACGCGCTGAAATCGAAAAAATCAGCGTTTCAGACAGAACCAAGGCACAGAACGACAAGTTGCGCAAGTTGAATGATGAAATCGCCGAAGAATCCAAGAACACCGTCCTTCAAGCCTTCAACAAGGAACTTTCGTCCCAATTGAGCAATGCGCAATCCATCATCGACATGTTGAACATCATCGAGGAAAAGCGCAAGGAACTTGCCAACGATGGAACGCAACTTGACAACGAGAAGAAAAGCGTGTTGGATGATGCCGAAGATGACATCGTTGAAAAGCAGAAGGAAAGAACGTCCGAATTGCTTCAAGAATACGCTTCATACACGGACAAACGTCTTCAAATGGAAAAGCAGTATGTCAACGACATGTTGCTTCTTCAAAAGAAACTTGACGTGGCAACAACGCCGGAAGAGAAGAAAGCCATTTCCGGGGCGATGGAGAACCGCCGCGCCAAGTACAAGCAGGATTCCAAGTCATCCGGCGATGAAGACTATGACAACATGATAGCCGCCTTCAAGTCATTCGAGCAAAAGCGAATCCAAATCAGCGATGAATATGATGAAAAGCGAAGAATCGCCCGACTTCATAACAACGAGGAACTGGTGAAGCAATTGAACATCGAGGAAGCCAAGGCGCAATTGCAAAATTCCTTCGATGAACTCAAAGCATCCCCGGAATATGTTTCCGCCTTCGAGGATTTGAAGAACGTTTCGACCGAAACCATCCAAAGCCTTCTTAAACGTTTCGATGAAGTGAAGGAATCAGCCGCGGAAAACCTTCAGCCGGAAGATTTGAAGACCTTCACCGACACGATGATGAAGATGTCCGATGAATTGAACTCGCGAAATCCTTTTGAAGCCCTAAAAACCGGATATGAGGAATTGAAAACCGCATCAAACGAGTTGAAGACGGCAGAAAAGGAGTTGAAGCAGATTCGGGAAAACGGCGGCGCGGGAACGACCGCGGAAACCGCTGCAATCGCGAAGGTCAACAAGGCAAAGGACAACTACATCAAGAAGAACAACAAGGTTCGTCAGTCGGAAAAGGAAGTCACTTCACAAGTCAACAAGTTGTGCAAGGAACTTTCCGATGTCGGAACAACTATCGGTGGTGAAGCCGGCGAGATCATTTCCTTGATAGGTGACATCGGTTCGTTCGTGATGACAACGATTGATTCCTTCAAGTCGGTGACAACGGCAACCGCAAATGCCATGTCAACAATGGAGAAGGCAAGCGTTATCCTTTCAATCGTTTCGGCAGCTTATCAGCTAGCGACAAAGATTTCAAACTTGTTTGGCGATGGTGGCGAAGCAGATTACAAGCGCGCGGAAGAAGTCTATAAACGATACATTTCGGTTCTTGATGATGTCATCAACAAACAGAAAGAATTGATGGCTTCCATTTCCGGAGAAAACGCAAAGAAGTCGTATAAATACGCATTGAGCCTTATCAAGGAACAATCGGATGCGGCGCGTGAACTGGGAAAGCAGTATTTGAACGCCGGCGCGAAGAAAGGCGTGTTTGGTATCGGTTCAAAGTCTTCACATGGTGTAGACCAAAGAAAGAACATTTCCGGGGAAGGATGGAATCAGTTGCGAAGTCTTTATGAACAAAACATCATTTCCATCAACGAATACACCGCAATCGCCAATGGCAGAATGACCGGATTGTTCGACCTTGCTTCCGACCAACTTGAATATTTGAAGGAACATGCCGCGGTATTTTGGGCGAACCTTTCGGAAGAGACGCAAACGTACCTTCAACAAATCATTGATTGTCAAGAGCAAACGGAAGACATGGCGGACAAACTGAATGAATCGTTGACCGGTGTTAGCTTCACGACATTGAATGATGACTTCATGGATATGTTGTCAGATTGGGACGTATCGACCAAATCGGTTGCGCAAAAGATGTCCGAATACATGCGCAAGGCATTGATTCAAGAAATGTTCAGAGCGCAATACAAGGAACAATTGCAAAACTGGTATAAGATGTGGGCGAAAGCCCTTGATCCGGAAGGTGAAGGTGGTTCAAAAATCACGAAGACAGAGCAAGACGCGCTTGATACCTTGCGCAATTCCATCGTTGAAGGCGCGGTCAATGCCGCCAACAAGATAAATGAGCAATTCGAGAACCCGAATGCAGAATCAGAGAATGACACGTCATTGACTGGTTCAATCAAGGGCGTATCGGAAGAAACCGCATCGAAGGTCAGCGGACAGATGAACGCGATTCGTATCAATCAGATGGAAGCAACGGAAATCTTGCGTCAACACCTTGTGGTTCTGAATACGATTGCACAGAATACTTCTTTCAATTTCCATCTTGCCAAACTTGACAGAATCGTTTCTTTGCTCGAAAAGAGCCAAGAAAGCGGTTCTTTGAGGTCGCAAGGTCTTGGTTAAACTTTTAAATACACATCAAAATGGACAATAACAATATTAAATTGAACCTTCCTTTCGATGAATCGAATGGTTCAAAGGTCGCTTATGATTATTCAGCAAACCGCGCCGATGGTGTGGTTGATGGCGCGACATTCGTTCCGGGCAAGAATGGAAACGCAATTTCCTTCCATGATTCCGGAACTTGCGAGGTCGCGAAAAACGTTCTTGGAAACATCAATGGAGAATGGACGATTTCAACACTTGCGAAGGGATTGTCTATCGAGACCGGTTCACCTAAACAGATGGTTTGGGTGTTGAACTTCGGTGGCGTTGATGATACCCTTGAAGTTCCAATTGACGTTTCACCGGATTTGTGGATTTCGCTTGCGGTCACTAAGAAGGGCAATTCTTACAAGTTCTATGCCAACGGATCACTTATGAAGAACGTTGTGCGTTCTTCCGGCACATTGCGCGGTATTTCGTTGAATCAAGATGCCTACGGCGGTGAAGATGGTCTCGGATGTCTTGATGACTTCAAGATTTACGATGTCGAGTTGTCGCAAGATGAGTTGATTACCGAACAGAACGAAGGTTCAACAATCGAATACACCATTGATGGTGTGAACATCAAGAATGCGTTCGGTGTGTGTGTTTCAAACTCGGAAGGCGTGATTTCAAAGCCGAAGTTGAAGACACCAACTTCGATTTCTTGGGACAATTATCACGGCGAGGTGGTTGACTTATATCACAAGTTCTACGAGCCGCGAGAAATCACGTTGTCTTGCTTCTTGAAGGCATCATCAAAGAATGACTTCATCACGCGCCTTGTTGAGTTCGAGCAACTTTTCGACAAGCCTGGAACGCAACGCCTTATGATTTCAGTCCACCCGATTAAGCCGCTTGTTTATGAAATCTACAACAAGAACGAAATCGCGGTCAAGAAGACATGGAATGAACGCTTGATGGTAGGAACGTTCGACTTGAAGTTGACAGAACCCGAACCGGTGAAAAGAGTGTTGAAGCACATTCGCGTTTCTGATGACACAAAGGATTGCACAATCACCTTGACATCAAACAAGAATGTCAACATTTACTGGGGCGATGGAGAATCAGACCTTGATGTCAGCGGAACAAAGAAGACTGTTTCGCACACATACAAGGATAATGGAGATTATTTCATCATTATCGCCGGTTGTGTCGATGAGATAACAGATTTCGCAACTAATGCAATCATCGTATGGAACAAATTATAATCAAACGCGGCAATACTTTGATTCCTATCGCGTCAAAGAAAACCGCAACATCAATCAAGAGTGCAACGCAAAATGTTGCACTCTTGGGCGATGATACATTGAACATCGTTGTTGTTTCGCCGTTCAAGTTGGATTTCTTGATTGGCGACACAACATTCGTGTATGGCAACATATACAAGTTGAACCGCCTTCCGAAGGTCAAGAAAAACGGAATGTACGAATTTGAGTACGAACTGGAGTTTGAAGGCGCGCAATATGACATGATGCGCGTCACCTACGATTTGACCATCGACACGACATCCAATCAGCTTGCAGATGTTTCCGGGGATTCATTGACCGGAAATCTTCGCCGTTTCGCAACGGTCATGGTCTCGAATCTGAATCGTGTGTTCAAAAACATGTGGGAACTTGGAGAATGCCCGGACACCGCCGAAGACAAGACGTTGACGTTTAGCGAATCGGAAAATTGTCTTTCAGTCATTCAGAACCTTTGCAAGGAGTTCGACACGGAATTTGAAGTTTTATATTCCGGATATTCCGGGAAATACACAATAAACTTCAAGAAGATAGGAAAGACGTTCCCTTACAAGTTCGAGTTCGGAAAGAACAATGGCTTGTATCAGTTGACGCGCGAAAACGTTTCAACATCAAACATCGTCACCCGATTGAAGGTCTATGGCAGTACGGAGAATATCACCGCCAAATATCGCGCGCAACGTCTTTGCCTTCCGAATCGTTCAAAGCGTGATTCTTACATCGAGGATGCGGCGGCGGTTCGCAAATATGGAATTTGGGAAGCACGAAAGTACTTCGATGACATCAAGCCAAGCCGAACCGGAAAGGTTGAAAAGATTTTTTCCGATTCAGTCTTGAAGTTTGTTGATTCAACCATGTTTGACTTGAACGAGAAAGATGAATCCGGAAACACGAAATACCTTCTTTCGGAAACTTCCGCAAAGGTTCACTTCAACACCGGAAATCTTGCCGGATATGAATTTGATGTTCATTCGTATAATCATACGACACATACCTTCACATTGAAGAAGCAGACAGACGAACGCGGAAACGTTTTCCCTTCCGAAAGTACACCGGCATTCCGTTTCAGCGAGAAAGACGAATACAAGTTGATTGACATTGCCTTGCCGCAATCATATATTGATGAAGCGGAAAGCGAACTTGCAAAGCAGGGACAAACGTATTACAACCAAAATTCGCAACCAAAGGTTCAGTATGGTTTGAGCATTACGGATTCCTTCTTGGCTTCCATGTTGAGCAATGAAACGAATGGAAACGTGATATGGGTCGGCGATTATATCCCGGTCAAGGATTCGGATGTCGATGTTGACAAGTCGGTTCGCGTGAAGTCATTCAAGCGTGACTTGATGAAAGATTATTCGTACACATTGACCATTTCGGACATGTCGATAACATCTAGCATCACGAACCGCGTTGTTTCTGAATTGATTGAGCACGACAAGGCGATTACCATCAATCAGTTGTTAGACCCGGCGAGAGCAAGGGCAAATTGGCGTTCTTCGCGCGAGGTGTTGAACATGGTGTTCGACCCGGACGGAGATTATTACACTGATAAAATCAAGCCGGCATCAATTGACACGATGGCGTTGTCTGTTGGCGCAAAGGCAATGCAATTCGGATTGCAGAACACCGTATTTCAGCCGAACTACCTTGGCAACGCAAACCGCATCGTGTACAAGGGTGGTGTTTTGACACATTACACCATTAAAGAGGAATCCGCCGTTTCGTGGATATTGGCAGATGGAGATGTGACATTGAAAAATGAAAACGCATATTATATATATGCGAAATGCAGCAAGAAGGACAATTCCGGAAGCATCATTTTCAGTCAGTCGCAAATCAAGGCAAATGAGGATGTGAGTTATTATCACTTCTTCATTGGTGTTCTCAATTCTGTTGATTCTGAATTGAAGGCGCGTTCACTCGCGTTGACCTATGGTTTCACAATGATCAATGGTCGCTTCATCAAGACAGGACGAATTGAATCAGCCGATGGCACAACATATTTCGACCTTGACAATTCGGAAATTGGCGGAAAGATTTGCTTCACCAAAAATGGAGAGAAAAAGACCCTTGAAGAGATTGCAGCCGAAACGCTTGAAAACAAGAATTACATCAACAACACCTTGCCGGGCATCCTTGACGGATTCAAAAATCAGATTGACGGTATGATTGAAATGTATTTTGGAAACGGAATACCTACATTGAGCAATGAACCGGCGAAGGACTGGAACACCAACGCGTTGAAAGATAATCATCTTGGTGACATGTATTATGATAACGATTCGGGCATTGGTTATCGTTTCAGTAAAGATGAAAGTACCTATAAATGGATCGAAGTTCGTGACACCGGTATCGCTTCCGCGTTGGAAGCTGCAAGAAGGGCGCAAGACACGGCAAACGGCAAACGCCGCGTGTTCGTGGCAACGCCAACACCACCTTATGATGTTGGCGACCTTTGGACACAAGGAACTTCCGGCGATTTGATGCGATGCAAGTTTGCGCGCGCTTCCGGTAATTATTCGTCATCCGACTGGGAAAGGGCGGTCAAATATACCGATGATTCGGCATTGACAAAGTTCATTAATGGTGTCTATAATTCAACAATTGAAAACCTTACATCACAGATTGACGGAAAGGTCGAATCGTGGTTTCAAGAGAATGACCCTTCGGCAAACTGGACAAATAATGACGAACATCTTGGCGATATGTGGTATAACCCTTCGACAAGGGATTTATGTTATTTCGATATTAAAAAAAATACTATCGGAAACAACATAAGGCGTTATTATGTATGGACAAAGGTTGAAGATAGCAAGGCAATTGCCGCCTATGAAGCTGCAAGCACGGCGCAAGACACGGCAGACGGAAAGAGAACCGTTTTTGTTGCAGAACCAAAGCCACCTTATCAAGTCGGCGACTTATGGGTTGACGGAAAGGAATTGCGCCGTTGTGTTACTGCAAAAACTTCCGGAACTTATGTTGCGACAGATTGGGCAATTGCCGTATATTACGACAATACAAAGACAACCATTGATGGCGGAATCGTCACTTCCGGAACAATACAAGTCGCGGGCGATGAGAAATACATCCTTGCGGGTATTACCGGAAAAGGATCAAGTGAAGATTCAATCCGTTTTTGGGCGGGAACAACCTTCGAGAATCGTTCCATTGCACCTTTCAGAGTGCAGCAGAACGGCAAGGTTTACATGAAGGATGCAGTTGTTGAAGGTGAAATCAATTCTATCATCGGAAACATCGGTAGATGGATTCTTTCGGATGGAATCATCAAGTCGAAGGCAAGCATTGATGAAAAGGCGAAGGTCAAGATTCCGGCGATTCAGCTTGATTCTATCAACGGAAAAATCCTCATTGGTGAAAACATCGTCCTTGACAAACTGGGATTGTCGCTTATCTCGAATGATTATGAGAAGTTGCGTGTGTCGAATTGTCAGATTGGCGAATATAGCAAATATCTTGTTGCTCAAAAGCACACGGGAGAAGAACTTTTATCTTTCGATTTTAACGGCGGTTACATTTTTGTATCAAAAACGTGGATTCCTAAGTTTGTTAAACCGAAAGTGGCGAAAGTTCATTTCGGGTATTTTGGAGCGGGCACGGTGTTGACAATTAACCAAATAAACGTATTGTATACCGTACCAAATCCGAATGTTCAAGGAGTAAAGGTCAGAATGCGCTTCAATACTGCGCCTTCTGTAATTTGCACATTACGTTGCAATGGTGTTCCAGTTGCGCAAACGGGCACGTATTACGGCGGCGTGAAGATGAGTGGAGAATCGTTCAGTATGCAGATGAAATGGGCAAAGACATTCATCATTGACAAGTCGAATGAAGGTGATTACGAACTTGAAATTGCAGTCCAACCGCTTGATGTTTATGGTTCTTCGGGAACTTTCACAATTCCAAATTCGATAGGTCGAATTGCAGTTGACTTCGATTTCACGCGTGGTTCTTACGAAAGAACGGTCATTGCAAATGATGGATTGATGTCATGTTGGAAGGATGGTGTGATGATGATGACGAATGCAGGATTCATTGTTAACTTCGGAAGTTACCATCTTAAAATTACGAAAGAAGGAATCAAAAAATCGACTGATTCCGGCGCACATTGGAATGATGTGTAATATATATAATATAAGGTGTTGCCATGTCCGGGAAGCAATGGCGACACCTTAAACCGGGAAAAACGGCGTTGTTAAGCCCGAAAAACGGCAAAAACCGGGAAAGTTTTGCAAGGGTTTTCAACATTGCGTATTATTATAATACATTTTTTGTATTTTTGCAGTCAGTTTTTAAAACATTGAAAATATGGATAAAACAAGAGCGGGTGAAAACGTTTCCGCCCAAATCGCAAGAATGGGCAAGGTGGAAGGTTTGTCCAAAGGCAACTTCGCATTGCCGGATGGTTACAACTTCCAAATCAAAAATGACGGAATCCAACCGGTAACATTGCAAGTACGCCTTGCAAGGATGGAGCAGGGGGAATTTATCGAGACCACCTTCAACGTTGGTTGGAATCCGGAAATCGTGAGAGAAATCAAGGCAACATCGTTGTCGGGTATTAATTTAAAATGGGGTTACTAATATGGGACTTTTAATCGGGGTCGGTGATTCACGACCACAAAGTGCATACGATTATTGGTATGGCATTGAATGGGATGTTACGGTATCAAATCCACATCCAACAAGAATCGGCAAGAAGGAACTTCACAAGGAATTGCCATTGCAGAACATGATGCGTGGTTGTCTGTTGAAGGATGACGGTTCGGTTAACTATTATCTTCACGCAAATGATTCAACCAAGCGTGACAACGGCGCGAATGCGAACCTTTCCGGTGCAGATGGTCAAGTCATGGTTGAGTTGCCGGATGTTTACATCCGTTTTGAACGCGATGGAAACAAATGTCGCGCGTTGATGTCGCCGCAAGAACTTCCGGGATTCATCCTTTGGAAGAAAGACTATATTTCGATGTTTGAAGCATCGGTTCAGCGTTCGGCGAACAAACTTTGTTCTGTTGTTAATGCAACCGCCGATTATCGCGGCGGAAACAACACGACCGCCTATGATGGCAAATCAAACACGTTGATTGGTCGCCCGGCAACAAATATCAGCTTGAACACCTTCCGAACCTATGCGAGAAACCGCGGTGCGAAGGCTTGGAACTGCAACACTTATTCGGTACACCGCAAGTTGTGGTGGTTGTTCGCGATTGAGTATTGCACATTCAATTCGCAAGAAGCCTACAATGCAGCGTTGACAACTGAAGGTTATCATCAAGGCGGTCTTGGTGATGGTGTCACAACGCTTGATTGGGGAAAATGGAGTACATTCAACGGAAACAACCCATTCGTTCCTTGTGGCTTCACAAATAGTCTCGGAAACCATTCCGGATATATTGAATACACCATGCCGGCGGAATATGATGCGACAACAAAGAAGGTACAAGTAAACAGATACCGCGGTGTCGAGTTGCCATTCGGTCATGTATGGAAGTGGACGGACGGATGCAAATGTATGATCCAGTCAGACACGGACGGCGGTCTTTCTAAGTTCTATGTTGCCGATGATGTCAACACCTTCAAGGAAGGTGGAGTTGATGGCTATGATTACCGCGGCAACCTTACACGAAATGAAGGCTATGTGAAGGAAATCTTGCTCGGAGAGAATGGCGAAATGATGCCGTTATCAATCGGTGGCGGTTCTACAACGTATTTCTGCGATTACTACTATACAAACATCCCTACAAGCGGAACGGAAGAAATGGGCGTTTTGTTCGGCGGTGCTGCGAATTATGGTACGGATGCGGGGTTCGTCTTTGCGCGTGCGTCTAATGCGGCTTCGGTTGCGACTGCGTCTTTCGGTTCTCGGCTTTGCTACATCCCGCAAGGCTAAATCGAAGCGCGCCCAAATCGGGGGCACTCGAAAAATGGTAAGTTAGAAACATGAAGAAATTAGGTTGTCCGTTGTCGGGGCGTTTTGTTCGGCGGTAATGCGAATAATGGTACGAATGCGGGGTTCGTCTATGCGAATACGAATAATACGGCTTCGGATGCGAATGCGAATATCGGTTCTCAGCTATGCTTGTAAAAAATATAGTTGCTAAACGGAGACCTTGCCACAAAAACTTCACATTGTGTGTTGAATGAGCCGGGAAAAGAAGCCAGGCGGCAAAAAATAAAATATTGTCTAACGGTTTTGGTAGGGCGTAAGCCCGAAGAATCCAAATAAACAAGCAAACAAACATGAAACGAATTGGAAATCTTTTCGAGAAGGTCATTTCCCTTGACAATTTAAGGCTTGCCGATGAAAAGGCACGCAAGGGGAAATTGGGCACGTATGGCGTGCAGCTTCACGACAAACACCGGGAAGAGAACATCTTGGCGTTGCATGAGAGTTTGAAGAATGGGACGTTCAGAACGTCCAAATATCATGTTTTTACAATTTTCGAGCCGAAGGAAAGGCAGATTTTCCAATTACCATATTTTCCCGACCGAATCTTGCATCATGCGTTGATGAACATTCTTGAACCAATATGGGTTTCAACCTTCACAAAGGACACATATTCATGTATCAAGGAAAGGGGAATCCATGCTTGCGCGAAGAGTGTGAAGGCGGCATTGAAGCGAGACAGAGAAGGGACGAAATATTGCTTGAAGATAGATGTCCGCAAGTTTTATCCTTCAATCAACCATGAGGTGTTGAAGGGTATTGTGCGAAGAAAGATAAAAGATAGTCGCCTTTTGGCATTGCTTGATGAAATCATTGATTCAAATGTCAACACGGATGTTCCGATCCGAAACTATGTGACAGACCCGACAACCGGGGAACTGGTTGCGACTTCATTGAACGGCGTTCCAATCGGCAACTATCTTTCCCAATATTTTGCGAACTTGTTTCTTGCTTACTTCGACCATTGGTTGAAGGAGAAGAAGCGGGTCAAGTATTATTGGCGGTATGCCGATGATATTGTCATTCTTGCGCCAACGAAAGAAGAACTTCATGCCTTGTTGCATGACATCCGGGAATACTTCACGGCGTTGCAATTGAAGGTCAAACACAATTACCAAGTTTTCCCGGTCGATGCCCGCGGAATTGATTATTTGGGTTATGTGTTTTTTCATACGCATACGTTGTTGCGCAAGTCTATAAAGAAAAAACTTTGCCGCCGGGTTGCGAAGTTAAACAAGCGCAAGCCGACCAAAACAAGGTACAAGCAACAAATTTGTTCTTGGTGGGGTTGGTGTAAGTATTGCGATTCAGTTAATTTGATTAATAAACTTTCAAAACAGTTTCCTTATGAAATTAGATTCAATCGTTCCTAACGCTCATTATGACAATGAGCACGGACAACCAAAGGTAATCGAGAAGGACAATGACGGTTCTTTCTTGTATCGTTATAACATCAAGCCGGAAATGAAGATTCCGGAAGGTGAGGAAGAGGAAAAGCAAGTTGGCTTTTCATGTTGTGAAATCCGCGTATGGGAGCATCCAACCAAGCCGGTATTGAAGAAGGCGATTATCCGTTCAGTAATTGACGAGACCGCCGAATTTGACCTTGTGAACTCTTACAACAAGGATTTGATGGGCATCAAGAAGGACGCGAAGGCGATTGCAGATTACACCGAATATTTGCAGTTTACCGAAGATGTTGATGCCATGTTGGTAAATGATTTGTCGAACAATTCAATTAATTATTAAGTAAGTTATGCCACGATTTTGTGATTCAAACATTGAAACGGATGCCATCATTGGTAAGGGAATCGACCTTGATGACTTATTCGACAAACGAATCGTTGTCGAGAAAATCAAGATTCAACCGACCAAGTTTCCGGGAAAGAACGCATCCGGAATGCGAATGCAGATGCAAGTGATCCCCGATGCCAAGTTCAACGATGAACCGGATGAAGAAGGTGACTTCTTTGTCAAGGGTGAAAATGGATTGTGTATCGGAACGCGGCGTTCAGTCTTCACCGGTTCGGACAATCTGATGGAAGAGTTGCAGAAAGCACAACTTGACTTTAAGAACTGGCGAACATCACGAAACCTTGCGCCGAAAGACTTCATCGTGTTCGACACGACAATCACAAAAGTTGGCAAAATGTTTCACTTCACATAAAAAGATAAGTTATGAATGAATCAATTTCAATGATTGTGCGTAATGTTATGATGATGTGCGGTGCGTTGATTGCGATTATCAAGCCGACAATCCCCTTCATCATCATTTGCACCATTGCGGTGTTCATGGATTGTTTCACCGCTTGGTTGTTATCTCGAAGAGTGAAAAAGATGTTTCCCGGAAAGAGCAACGGCAAGTTCAAGTCACATGATTTCGGCAGGGTCTTGTTGACCTTGATTAAAGTCTTTTCGCTCATTGTACTGGTTCACTTGATTGACACCTACATCTTGCCCGACATTTCCTTCCGTTTGGCGAACATCGTTGCCGGTGCGGTCTGTTTTTGGCAAGTTTGGTCGATGCTTGAAAACGAATCATCGTGCAACAATGCAAAGTGGGCGAAGATAGCGCAACGAATCATGGTTGACAAGACCGAAAGACATTTTGACATTGACTTGCATGAATTGAAGGATGATGATTCCGGCGGTGGTGCAGCTTGCGAAACATGCAAATGCCCACCGAAGGACAATAAACCAAAAACAGAAGAAGCAGATGGCGAAGGTTAGTGTTTTGTTACCGTTCATTCTCAAATGGGAAGGCGGTTTCGCCAATGATCCGGCAGATTCCGGCGGTGCAACCAACAAGGGTGTGACCATTGCAACATGGAAACAATGCGGTTATGACAAGGACGGAGACGGAGACATTGACGTGAAGGATTTGAAGTTGTTGACAGACAAAGATGTTCTTGACCGCGTGTTGAAGCCGCATTTTTGGGACAGATGGCACGCCGATGACATCCATTCACAGAAGGTGGCGAACATCCTTGTCGATTGGGTTTGGTCTAGCGGAAAACATGGTATTGTCATTCCGCAACGCCTTCTTGGTGTAACCGCTGATGGCATTGTCGGCGCAAAGACCTTGAATGCCGTCAATTTTGCCGACCCTGACCAATTCTTTGAAGTTCTCTACAATGCCCGAATCAAGTTCTTGAAGAACATCGTTGCACAGAGCATCAAGGCGTATGAAAAGAAAATCGGTCGCAAGTCAACAACCGCCGAACGCAAGAAGTACACCAAGCAGCGTTTTCTTGCCGGGTGGTTGAATAGATTAAAGTCAATAAGAAGTTTGTAGCCTATGAAACATTTCATGTTCATTTTGCTCGCGCTGATTCTTACGGCGTGTGCATCATCTAAGAAGACAACAAGGCAGGAATCCGCCAAAACGGAGACTTCATCCGTTGTCGAAGAGACGAAGGCATCCGGAAACGCGATTGTGATTGATACAACGAAATCAAATGATTTTACATATACAATCACACAAATCGAGTTTTTCCCGCCTTCCGGGAATGTGCCCGAAATCGGTGAGAAATGCAATTGCATTCCGAAAACGATGCAATTGCATACTTTTGACGATGCAATTGCATCAAATGAAGAAAAGAAGCCGCCTTCCACACATGGTGCGGTTAAGAGTTGGAAACAAGTTCAAATCGGTATAAAAAACGAACAAAAAGGAAAAACCGAAATGAATGATTCAACGAAGACCGGAAAGAAGGCGGCAGTCAAGAACAAAAACGATACAGAAAACAAGGATGATGCAGTCAAGACAAGTGAGACAACCATCCCTTGGTATTGGTACGTCACCGGCTTTGTGCTGATTGGCATCGTTCTTTTCTTGATACGTTCGCCAACCTTGAAGGTTTTTCGCAAGATATTTTCGTTTTTCTGATGTTATTCGGAAAATTTGTTGTATCTTTGCACCCAGTTCAAACATTGTTGCGATACCCGGAGTTGCGCCGGGGTCAATGTTTATTACGATGCCCCGGCGTTTGTCGGGGCATTTTCGTTTTTACGAGTAACCACTCGGAGGTTTCCGGCATAACAAAAAAATCGACCGGAAAAGTGTTAAATTCCGGTCGATTTCTCTTTATTTTCGTGTACACGATTTGTAACTCATTGATTATCAATGTTGATTGTGGAGCTGGAGGGATTCGAACCCTCGTCCGCACAAGGAAACCATACGCTTTCTACATGCTTATTCCAGCCTTCGGTTTTCGAGGCATGACAGGACCTGGACCACCAATCATACCCTTATCCTCTAAAATTTCATCCATGCAACGAGGCGTACATGAACTATTTCCGATTTACCTGCACCGCTTGATCAACAAGATTCGGAACAACATCCGTTGAGCGATGTCTCGTTCCAGCACCCTGTGCTGGAATAAAGCTAGTTTACTATACTTCGACTAGGCAGCGAGAGCGTAGTTATTTTCGCCAATTAATTTTTTGTTCACTAGGATTAAGGAGGTAGCCAACGAGCCTCCGCATGCTTACGTACCATTTCATCTCGCCGTCAAATCCAGTCAACCCCGAGAATTTTCTGATATTGGGTGCAAAGATAAGGCGAAAATTTGAAATTACCAAATTTTTTGAGGAAAAAATCATACTAAAGATTCCAAATAGCTTAAAATGAGCGTTTT